TAGCTTGTTGATTGCGTCCTGTGGGCCGTAAGCCTCAATGTGCTCTGGTCTTCCGTACTGCTTTGTTGTTCTAAAGTGGAACACTGGAACATCGTTCCAAGGGTTCTCAATAACATCAATCAAGGCAAACGCACCAACAGAAACTACATTGTCAATCTCGCCAGCCATTTGGAACTTCTCAATTCTGTCTGGATAGTACATGTTTAGACGAGCAATCTTCTTAGTGTAGTCGTTTGGGTCCTCTGTCTGCCATAGCTTAGCTGCAAACTTTTTGATGCGTGGGTTCTCATCATCATAAATCATAATGGTGGTCAGTGGAGAGTTGTAGTCAACGGTAATGTTTCCATTTACGTCTGTCCAGACAATAGAGTAGCAGTATCCATATGCCAAGGCGCTTCTGTGAATTTCATCAGCGTCAATCTGCAAATCGTTCATCTGCCAAACTTCCTGGATCTTTCTGTTTGCCTCATCAGTGTTTGCTGTAATGTTTGCAATCTCTAGTCTGTTTAGCACTGAATCAACAACAGTCCTAGCAAAGTTAAATCTAAAGTCGTTGCCATTAACAGAAAGCAGTCTGTACCAGGTTGGGTTTGTAAAGACCTCAGACTGGCTACCCTCGTAGTAAGCCTCTGCGGTCAAGTAGTGGTTTCTTCGGTCCCTGATCATGTCTAGGGCCTTTTTCATATCATTGTAATTAGGCATTTGTGCTCCTTAAATAGTTTATCTGCTTGGCTTCAAGTTTTACTGCTTTGTTGTCTAAAAAGTACAAAACACCTGAAACCACAGCATCTAGTACGTCGTCGTGGCTTACTTTTGGAAAAGACCACATTTGTTCTTCTAGAACAGGGAAGTGTGTTGTGTGACGCACCTTTCCCTGCTGATAAAAGTTCAAAGCCTTGCCTGCACGGACCTGCTTTGAAATTGTTTGTGATTTTGATCTGTATTTTGCTGGGACGTTCTTGAAAACATCTTTCCACAAATCTCCACCTTGGTTTACCTCAACATAAAGCACACCAACGTCATACTGCTCAACAAGATACGCCACCTTCTCTGCAATTTCAGATGGCGACATCTTAACCTGCTCAGCATGTCTAACGTAAACGCTAGTCTTCCCAAACTCATTAGTTGATTTAGACAAAACAGCAATTCCCGTATAGTCAGACACCTTGTTCTTTGTAACTGCTGGGTCAACAGAAATAATGGTGTTTCCGTAGTCTTCCAGCTCTTCTATAATTATATCCTCATTAACCCAAAAGGTTCCGTCAGTGTTGACAGGACGATTCATATAGTTCTTTGCAAAGTCACGAAGATGACGCTGCGTGTTTAGCCATTCTAAAGGCCACTTCTCAGGCCACACGCTCCGTTCTGTGCCATCATCATTCTGCATGATGGCTGGATAGTAGTGTACGTTTACATTCTGGTCTGTGATCCATCCAAGCTCTGCGTCATCGGTACCTTCCGAATACTTGCGGAACTGGTCCATCACAGAGTTAGGCATGGTAGTGGTGCCAACAAATATCATACGGGCGTAGATATTCATAGGGGCAATGTCATCAAAAACAGTGTTCTTCTGCTGCCCTGCCTGATATTCAGAATAGTTCTTCTCACCCTTCTCAATATCGTCAAGAATAATAAGGTCTGGACGCTGCCCAAAGACCTTTTTACCTAGGGAGTTAGTATCAATACCGTTAGCGTCAAAAATGAAGTCATTGCTTTGAATAATACGCCACGAGTTACTAGCCATAGCCCTACCCGAAGATGCAACGATTTTAGGCTTGCAAAGTTCGGGATAATCCTGTAGCAAGTACTCATTTGACTCCAATTCATTTTTAAATGTCATAAGATGTGTCTCCGCCTGCGAAGCGGCATCAGAAAACGCTGCAATAAACTTAACATGGCCATGAGCAGCAGCCCACATAGGCAAAATAAGGAAAATCCATGTGCTTTTACCGCATTCACGAGGTGCAATAAATGCATCTCTATTTTCTTTAGGATTTTTTGGCTTATTTATCCAAGATTTGCCATATTCAGCTAAGTCAGCATGAAACTCAGAAAGAGTTATCTCTCCATGAGCATTCATTAGGTGATGAGGGAGATAAATTAGAGCAAAAAGCATAGGATCATACTTTGTAAGCTCTTTTCTGCCCTCAGAGAATGTTAAAAGTTCTAGAGGAATACCCTCCAAGAAATCTGTTGCCTTCATTATCCCTTTCCTACGAGACTAATAAGTAGCTCGTATAGCTTGTCAACCTTTTTATCTAGCTTTTCGTGTGAAGATTCTAGCCTTTTGTAGCTTTCTTCTAGGCGATTTACCTGATCTTTGAGAGAAGCACCACCATTTGGCTTAAGTTCTAGCAAATATCCTGTTAATTTGTTGAAAAATAGCTTAATGCCCCAAGCTATAGCACCTGCAACAGTAGTAATACCTGCAACAATAGCAGCAATGATTTCTGGACTCATGCTATAACCCCCAATTTGATTTTATTGGGAATATTTATTTGAGACAGCGAAAAACATATATAGAAAAATTCGTTAATACTGGGTACCCCTGGCATATCATTAATGTTTATTTGTTTAATCATTGTCCACCAATGTCTTGTCTTTAATAGCCTGGTTTCTCATCTTTGCTTCATTCAACAAATCAATGATAGCCAAATCTTGTCCATCTTTCTGTCTATTCTCATTAATATTAGTAGACTTACCTTCAATAAGATTAATAGTTTGAATAGCCTTATGTACAGCATTTGCTAGTTTATTCAATTGGTCAGCATCTAGTGTATCTTCCATTAGGGTTTCTACACATCTATCTAATACTGCTTGTGCTGCTAATACCTTTTCTTTGTCAGAGTAGAATACCCTCATGTCTACCGCCATTTTGGCCAGGGTATCAATAGAAGGCAATTCAATGCTTCTTTGCTCAAACCACTTCTTAGCAGTGTGATAAGACCTAGGATATCCCAATGTCCTCATAGCAGGAGATATACCCATTTCCTGAGCTATTTCTATATAATTAGTTATTTGTTCTTCAGTAAAGCTTGAATATCCCATTAGACATTCCTCCAATTTTCATTATGACGCACACGTTTAATAGGCTCCTGGGTATATTTAATCAAATCAGCCATTATTCCTCATATCCCATATCAACATCTCCAAATTGGTCATCCTTCTCAAACAACTGTTCTATCAAATCAGATAAATCAGCATCAAGAGGCATTGTTACACCAATCTCAGTAGAGCTTGCCTTACCTATAAATTGCATAGTAAAAGATAATGTTTGTTCCTTATACTCTATGTCTTTTGCATATGGGAATAATATCATTTACTCTAAATACCGCCAATTTTTACTAGTTAATGCATCTATGCAATTATACACTATTGTACTCACCAATCAAGTTCTACTGTTGGGTCAATGGCTCGTGTTCTTCTCAGTTCGTAATCAAGTGACGGTGATATAGCTGCCTCTGGGTGTTTCTGTCCCCACCACATAGCCTCTTCTATTGACTGGATGAAGCCAATGTCTTTCATCTTATGCCTGCAGTATTCGCATTCTACGATTGTGGTATCAAACTTGACTATTGTGCATTTATTGCAGTACCAAACATATTCATGCAGCATTCTTAGGCCTCCTATATGCAACATTTTTAGCATGAGTCATTACCTCAAGATGGTCAGGATTGCAGCAAGCTCTGTTGTGACAAATGTGATTGATTACCAGGGTATCTGATCTGTTTCCAGTCTCACCTTTTGGCAAGGCATCAAAGCCATTTGCAAGGGCAAAGGCAAACCGATGAGCCTTAACCGTTGAAAGGACAATTGAGCCATTTCTTATGGCAAGAGCACCATAACCATTATGAGTTTTACATCCGTTATACTCAATGCATCCATTGGATTGGCTAACAAGCTTTTTAATAAACTTTTTTACAGAGTGCTTGTCATTTATACCCCAAAAAATAGCCTTGTCTCTTCTGCTACCGTCAACAGGCAAACTAGACAGAAACAAAGCACCTTGCTTGTATAGTTCTGCCATCTTGCCACTTTGACATTCTTTGCAATCTGGATACTTTTTGTCAGCAGTAGTTGGATGATTAGAAAATTCATCAAAAGGTTTTGTTTCGTTACATGTTTTACAAATTTTCATTAGATTAGACCCCTTAGCTTTAGAGACTTCTTAATCCTGTAATAGGTAGCTCTTGACATACCAGTATAGGCAAGCATGTCGTCTTCTGTTGGCTGGTCAGGGTATTGCAGTATATAGCTACGATAAATAAGCAAGTAAAGCTTTTGCTTTGCATTTAGTGTGTTGTCTCGTAAGACTTCCTTTGACACTTTAAATAGTGCTAGTTCTAGTTCATCCATTGGTTCTCTCCTTTGTTTGGATACTATAATTGTATCATAAAGATACAGTATATGTCAAATAAATATAGTTGTACTTAAGTACTTAATACTTAAGTTATTGATATTGTTTATTAGAAAGTATTGATATATACAGAAGAACATCTCTCCTCGTAAGCAATAATAGGGCTAGGGCAGCCAACCCTATTACAAACCTCTCCTGTGAAGTTTCTTTAAGGTGTCAGTGAATTACTACTGACAAGACCGCCGCAGTGATAGGACTCTAATTAAATATAAGACTGGGTCTGCTTGTGGCCTTACTAGGTACACTATCTCTTGAGACTGCGTATATTAGTCTCTTGTTTTACCGCCAGTATTTTCGGAATACAATGCCCTGGGCAATCTGTGTCGCACTTGCCCTCCATGCGTGTCTCAGGTTCTGGTTTCCTGTACCAAATTAAGTTGTAGGAATATTATATCATAAGGATACTAAGTGTGCAACAAAAAAAGACCAGCCGTGGGCATGACTGGTCTTTCTTAGAGGTGATCATAGGCATGATCCTATTATTCAATTATGTCGGTAACGAATTACCATGTTCTGGAGAGAACACTTCTATTATACACTAAAAGTCTATGACTTCGCCAGTATCTTCATCAAATTCTTCATCAGCAGTTGCATCACTATCAATTTCAGCAGCATAAGCATATGCTTCTTCCATTATTTGATTGCCAGCTTCCACTATCTCGCCCATAAAGTCCATGTATTCACCAATGTCAACACTAGGCCAACCATCACCAGCTTGGGTTGATTGTGCCGTGTCTACAAAAGCTGGCTGGACATAGTTGTCATAAACAGAAGATTGACCTTCATTGGCAACCATTGACTCCATTGTAGCTAGTGCATCCGACAAGCCTTCTTCAATAACAGCATTTGCTATTGACTCTCCAGCAGCCAGATTAATGATACCGCTAAAAAGACCCACTATAGTTCACCCTGGAACTTAACGGCTTTCAGCCTATATGACTCAATTGAGTTAAATGCATTAAGGATTGGCTCAAGACCACTTACCTGCCAAGATTCGCTATCAAGAATTAGTTCGCCATTAGCGTCCTTTATCTTTGATATTACTGACCCAATAGCAATTGGTTCGTCTGTCTTAATTACCATTTTGCCCGTAGGTCCTAGTCCAGCAGTCAAAGCAATATTGCCAACGTAGTAATACTTGACAACTGATGTGTCACCAACCGCTTCACGTACAAATTTGTATAGTTCTGCAGAATACTTGTGACGATTGTATCCCATTGGTTTCACTATACAGTCCTCCAGTCAAGCTCGTTTACTGTGTCAGTAGCCTTGCCAGTATATATTGATCTAGAGCGAACAAAGCTAAGCTTATTACAAATCATTACAGCCAATGGTGCAATGAATGGGGAAGCTGAGTCACCCTGCTTGAATGTTGTGTAAGCATCGTTTTGACCAGTTGTAGATACTGCCATCTGTTCGTAAACGATATCCTCGTTGTTGAGCATGTATGCAGCTTGGTAAGCTACCGCTCTTTTTAGAATTTCTTCATCATTGGTGTCAGTAATGTCAGCCTCAAACTTGCCAACATATGCTTCAATTACGTATTGTGCACGGGCAACCAGGGCAGCATCAACTATCTTGCCAGTGATTGTTTTTACTTCTGTAGCTGTTGTAAACATATTTTTCCTCCTAGTTACCTGCCAGCCATTGCAGACCCAGCCAGGTCATACTTAGTACTGGAATTTCTTGTAGTGTATACACTTCTTCGCTTTCTTGTGGATACAAGTCAGACTGATAATCCTTGTTTCCACTGTCAGTTACAGATCTAATAATACCATTAGAGCTGTTGGTTGCAGCCTGAACCAGAGGTCCACCACCACCATTTGTCGGAGTAGTCTGTCCATAATTGGTCAGCTCCTTGACGTTCACTCTCTTTGGCAGTCTATTTAGTCTGCTAGTTGAGTACTGCCATTGCTTAGTAGAGTTAGTTTCGTATGGATCATTAGTAGGAATGACCTGAATTATTGCTTTGTTGTAATCCTTACGACTCATGGTATATCCATCTTCAATGCAATTAACAAAAATCTTACCAGTAATGGCTTTTCCACGAAGCAGTTGGCCATTGTGAACAATTATTGTTGTTGCATGATCATCAAACTCATTGGCAACAACAGTTGAGCCATGGTAATGATTATTTGCAAGACTAGTCACTACAGTTCCAACAAGAACGTCTTGAGGTGCAACAACGTTTATACCGCCATCAAGACGAGCATTGTCCCTAATCCCTGGCAGGTAGTCCTTTGTAGCCACCTGTCTTATTGGAAGCGACGGAACAATAAATTCATTGCCTTCCTGCAATCCAAATTGCTTGTAGGAATACTTTAGGTGCCACTGTTCATAGTCATATTCGTCTTTTGGAATATAGTTGATTGCCTCAGTCAAAACCCAAGTTTCTTTGTTTGTTAGTCCTGGAACTACCGTGTCAACGTGGTAATAGTTTTGTCTGTGAGTGTCAAAGTAACGCTCTGCAGGCTCACCAAACTGGAATGGATTTACAACTGCAGACCTTCCATCGCCATCTTCAATTTCCTGACCAATTTTGATAAACTTCTTTACTATGCCTAAATCTTCTGCAAGCTTTGGACTAGATACAAATAGGTTTGCACCATCAGAGCATGCGTCAATTAATGAAGCAATAAAGTTTTTGTACATCTTTATGACATCCTGCTCAGTATCGTTTGGGAACATTTCATAAATCTGTTCGTTTCTTTCAGGATAATTTACAAACGTAACGACATCGTATTTTGCAAGATCAACATCGTAATTGATATCAATCAGTCTGCTTTCACCATGATAGTCTTTCCAACTAGAGGTTGTAGTAAAGTCTGCATAAATGCTTCCCAAGTCTGAAACATTTACTTTTACCCACTTTTGTGGGGAAGTCAGTGAGTCAAACGTTTTTGTAAGCTTCCAATATGTGCCAGAAAAATAGCCTTCTGTAATGTAAACAACATTTATCTTTGAAGAGTCTGATATCAAGCTATCTGTTGCTCTAGTCAAGTATCTGTCTAGTCCATTGTAGATCCAAATTCCATTTTCTTCAGTCTTTATTTGATTTGTCAACAAGATTCTGTCACCAGAGTTTAGAACAATTCCGCTAAAAACAAGATCTGTTCTTGGACCAACAAATCTATTTACAGTGGAAAGATCAGCCTGAACGCTATCAAATCCTCTGGCCTTTGGAGAAACCTGAGTTGCATGCATGTCACGATTATTCATTGCCAAAGCTTCTTGCGTATTAGCAAACCACACCATACCTGGACCATTAACCAACACGTTGTCAGTCAAAACAACTCTCACATCTTGAAGAACCTTTGTTTCTTTTTTATTGATTGCGGTGTCAAGATTAAGATTTTCTGTTTTGCTGCTACTAGTCATGTTTATGACGCTAAGTGTTTCTACCTGAAAATTCTTGTCAAGCTCAAGTCCATCTTTTGCATTATCCAAAAGACCATCCCAAAAAAGACGCAAAGCCTTCTTTGAATTTGTGGTCACGGTTGGAATAACAAAGCTTGCATTGACATCAAGAGTTTTTGCAAACTTTTTAGTTTCTTTTTTCCAAAGACGAAGTCTTCTTTTTATTTCATATTGCGAGATTGGAATGTTTATGCCATGTGCAAATGTATGAATAGAACCCTGGAAAGCATTCTTGGCAAAATTTGAAGAGGCCACTCCGTTGTTAAAGATTGAAATCCTGTCTTCAAACTCATTGTTTCCAATAGTTCTTTCAGTTCCGCTTCCACTGCCAAATTGGTCTAAGGCTGACCCATCTGCAAAGCCACGAATATCCATGTTGGTTTCAATGTCTAGCATTGACAACGCATCAAACACAACATCTTTTACATTGTTAAACAGCCACTTAACGGTTGGATAAAAAATCTGATATTCATTTACCTTGTCATCAAATCTCTTGTCTAGGTTTCCGTCTACCCAAATTTCAACAAACTTTTTGTTAAACTTTGTGCCATTTTGTTTAATTAAGCCAGGCCTTCCAAAATTAATAACAACATGGTGCCAAGAATTATCAGCAATAAATTCATTTCCTACAAACAAGAAGTTAACATCATCACGATTAAACTCATCATAATATTCAACAGCAAGCTTTCCGTCTTTGATAATTAGGTTTAGATTAAATAGTGCACCATCAAAACTGTCTGCCCGATAATATGGATAATCCTCAGAAACAAGACCAAGTGGAGAAACAGTGTCTCCCTCAAACAAAGTGCTGATTGTAGTGCCAACATTCATTGAGGAACCAAACATCCACAATATAGCATTTAGGTCAGAAGCATCTACCTGAGATGAGCCCGAAGCAATAATGCAATTTTGCTTATTAGTTTTAATTGTAAATTCAACATATCCAGATCTAAAATGCTCAACCTTTTCTGCAAACTGAGTAGCAAAAACTGTATCTTTACGTGCATTTAAAAACATCAAAGTGTCTTGGTTTACAGAAATTACTCCCTCATCCTGATTAATAGATAGGTCTGTTCCAAGTGATCCAACATATTCTGCTTTGCCGCCAGGTGTTCCATAATTTGAAAAGTTAGCAGAAGGGCTTAGGTTTGTTAAAAGCTTTTGTTCAAAAGCAGCCAAAGACTCTTCATAGGTCTTGTCTTGCAAAGCAGGAAAGGAAAAGTCATAAATGTATCTATTCTTTGCACCATGCAAAGTCTGAGTTTCCCACTGGTCAAGCTGATAAAAGGTATTCTTATCGCTAAAACCAGTGATATCATTAAAGCTTTTTTCTATCATTATACGACCTCTCTTGTTGGATAAATTGATGACACTTCTGTTGCCCTTAGCCAAGCAGCCCATGGGCTAACTAGGTTAGCTGGAAGAATTGCTACTGTAGATGTATTTGTGGTTATTTGAATTCCAACACCAGCTTGCAGAATACCAACTGGATATCTATTAGCTAGAGTTGCATCAGCAATCATCGGGCCACCAGGAATTGTCATTTTGGTTCCAGCATCATTAAATATTACGGTTGCTACCATTATATCGGATGTAATAATTACGTTGTCAAGTCTTAGTGCATCAACAAGTTGTGC